TCTTCAGTAGTTGAACTTAAAAATGCTTCTCATAATATAAAAGAAGCTTATATGGAAGGTAATGTTGTTTACGGAACTGTTGAGATACTTAACACTCCTAGCGGTAAAATCTTACAATCTTTGGTTGAAAGTGGAGTAACGCTAGGTATATCTTCACGAGGTGTCGGTAGCACAAGAACTGAAGGCAATATGCAAATAGTTCAAGACGATTTTCAGCTTATTTGTTGGGACTTTGTTAGTGAGCCTTCAACTCCTGGAGCCTTTATGATGAAAGAAGGAAAAGAAGTGTCTTCTCAATTTATTAATAACGTATTTAACAAAACAGATAGAATAGATAGAATTTTTAACGATATATTGGAGTGGAAATAATGAGCTTTGACTGGAACGTAGAATCAAATCATAATCATACAGCTAACTACCAAGTTAGTGGTCTTCCTTTTACAACTCAAGTAGCAGGAGGAACTACAGTAGAGCTCCCAAGAGTTTCGAGATGGGTTGTGCTAAAAGCTGTCGATGGCCCAATCACTGTATTTTTTAAAGCTGGTAATGTAGATAATGGATTTACTATTGCAACTGGCGAAACTACACCACGACTTGAACTAAGATGTGCTAAAATATATACAAGTGCCGACGACGTCGCCCATAAATTACATGTGATTGCTGGTTTAACTACTTGTAGCACAAAAACTTTTATTCCTGATACTGCATTCAACTATCCTGACCCATAAGAAAGATTAATTTAATGGCAAAAGTAAGTAGAAGTATGCTTAAGAGCATTGTTAAAGAATGTTTAGTAGAGTTACTAGCAGAAGGTTTAAGCGGTGGAGATACAGCTTCTTTAAATGAAAGTTTAAACATAGAATCTAAGGCATCATTTAAGCAGGAAATGATGCCAGAAGAAAGAAAAAGCTCAAACAAGGTAGTTAATCCGGATTTTAAGCAAAAAACAAAACAGATTATTTCTCAAGCTACTAATGACCCTATTATGGCTTCAATATTAGAAGATACTGCGCAAACAACATTACAAGAACAAAATACAGCAGATCGTCCTAACCAATTTACAGCTAAACCTACTGATACGTATAGTCAAATTGCTAGTGAGTCTGATCCTATGGAAATGTTTGGAGGCTCTTCAAATAATTGGGCTGCGCTAGCATTTTCAGATAAATAAAAAAGAAAGTTTTAAAAAATAATGTTTTTAGACATATTTAACAATATATTACTCAAAAAAGAAACACAATATGGAGTTTACTTATGTCTAGAAATAGAAAAAGAATGGTTGAAATTACACCTTCAACAATTAGAAGACTAGTTAAAGAAGAAAGAGCACGTTTAAACGAGACTCTAGAGCTTAAAATGAAGCACCCTTCAGACGTTGCTAAAAAGACACGTGAAGTAGATGCTAGCGGTTATTCAGATACATTAGCTAAATGTATGGACTATTATCAAATGTGCAAACTTAAAGAGAGTAAGCTAATTGAAGACCTTAAGCAACTTCAAGAAGTTAAAAGAGAGCTTAAGAAGCGTATACTTAAAGGTATATAATAAATTTTTTTAAGCTTTAAGAAAGGATTATAAAATGGCAGGTTACAACGGAAGAGGCAGTGACGTTCAATCAAATGCAACTGCTGTAAATGATCAAATTATTAGACAAAGAAAAGGATTAAATGTAACAGGTGCATTAGGATTGTCAGAATCAGATATCGATAATCAGCTCAAGCCTGCAATGGGGATATCTAGAAACCAGTCAAAATTTATGTTTAATAAATTTGACGGCCAGCAAATAATGAAAGATTCTTATGGCGTTTTTTTAGCAGATATTCCTGCTTCAACTCATCCAGACTTTCCAGCAAAATTTAAGCCTTCTTTGTTTAAGTCAAATACAACACTTATGGGTGAAGCAGAAGCAAAGTTATCTGAAGAGGCAATTGATGCACCTTCTCTTGGTAAAGGCCCTAATCTAAAAGCTCAAGATATCGATAATGTTATAGCAGGCAGCATTGAAGTTCAAGATAATGAAACAACAAATCTACCAGGAGGACGAGGATTTGGAGTTACACACGAAGGTGATAAAAGTTTAACTATGGGCTCATACTTTAAAAATAGATATAGTGTTACTAGTGAACCTCGTTCTTTAGGCGCCGTTAAGGGTGAAAGATCTTCTGTTGTAGACGATCCTTACGATTATAATCAATAAGGTTTTATAAAATATGCCAAATGCACCATTTTACAATGGAAACACAAATCCTAATGCAAAAGGTGGCGCATTTGGGTATGATGGAAGAACTGGATTAGGAATTGGTTCTTTAACCAAAGGACCTGCGAGTGGTATTGGTAGTAATTGGAGTATGGGTGATGCATTAAGTTCACCAAAAAGTGAATTTGATTATGAAGAAAGAGAAGAAGTAAAAAAATTTATTATAAATGCAAATACTACTATTAGAGAGTTAGCGCTATTTGCAGGTTTAATAGAAGAAGATGACTTTAATGAGCTTGAAGCTGATATTGGTTCTAAAGCACACACATCTTTCAATAGAAGAGCAACTGATAGTTTAGCACATAGAGGAACTGACATATCAAGTCTAGGTGGTTTAGGAAATAGTATGGCAGGTGTAATAGGTTTGTCAGCTGGACACTACATTGATGGTGATATTGTTTCTGAAAATGATTTAAGAACTTATATAAAGGAATTATTAATAAATGAGTTAGCAACTTCTAGCGGCAGAATTGCAGTTATGTCTAGACCAAAAGCAAAAAATACAGGCGGGAAAAGAAATAGCGACCCTCTTTCTATTGATACATCATCTGCCTCAACAAACACATCAGATCCTGTAAATAGAAGTGCTATAGTTAAAGTTAAAGCAAAAAATCCTATAACGGGTCATGTTCCTACAAGTAGAAGTGCTTTTAATCGTAAAGGATACGGACAAAGTAGATCTAGTACAACTGATGGTGGTGAAACTATAGGTAGTAATAGAGTTGAACTAAATTATAATAAACAAGTACAAAAATTTGATAAAGATGACATGTCGACAAGTGAAGAGTTGATGTCAAGTCTAAGTCAAGAAGAAATAGATAAAAGAAACGTTGAGCTTTATAACACTAAATAATTAGTAAATTATAAAGCAGACTAATATATAGTTAATATAACTAAAACTTTGCGAGTATATAATGAGTAATAATTTATATTTTGAGGCTATAAGAGAAGCTGAGCAGCTTAAATACGCAGCCGAAGAAAAGGCAAAGCAACAAATCATCGAATCTATTTCACCACAAATTAAACTTTTAATTGAAAAGAAAATGTCTGGTGAAGATAGTGACGAGTGTGGTTCAGAGGTTGCGGAGTCTGAAGATGAGTATGGGATGGAAGTTGCTGAAAATGAAGAAGAATGCGGCAGTGAGTCTCTAAAATCAATGCAAAACGAAGTTGCTTTAGATGAAGAGTCCCGACGTATTCTTAGAAAATTCGTTAATAGTAAAGCAAAAAAGCAAGCAATAATTGAAAAAATTGAAGAGCTTCGGGAAGCAATTAAAACTATTCGAAAAGCTGTTATATTGACTGAAAATGTTAAAAGCTCAAACAAGAGTAAACAAAAAATAAACACACTTTTTAAAAATATTGTTAAAGAAGCAAAAAATATCAAATCCAACAGCATAATTAAAAATGATAATACTATATTACAAGAATATTATAAACTTTTAAAGGAGTTACATAACATGTCAACACGACGTAGAAATAAAATTGACGAGACGCTTGAAGATCTCTTGGAAATGAACCTCTTTGAAGATGAGGATAAAGAGGATGATGAAGACTTAGATGATCTCATGAAAGGTCTAGAAGATGAGCCTAATAGCGATGATGATTCAAGTGAGGACGATGATTCTTCTGAAATGATGGATGCACCTAGCGATGCGTCTGAATCTGAAATTAGACCAGAAACAACTGTTGAAGAGTTAGCAATGATGGCAGGTCTTATGGAAGATTCAGATGAATCTTCAGATGAAGAAGCTGACGAGGACATGGATGAGCTAAATCTTGAAAGTTTATTCGAGACAGACGAAGTCTACGAAGAAGACGAAATGGCTTTAGATTCTTTAAACGCTAACGTAGACGATGAAATGGAGAACTGCGGGCCAGACGAAATGTCTGAGTCATTTGGACGTCGTGATCGTGTTTTAGAAATTGATGAAAATATGCTTAGAAGAGAGATTGGTAGAATGAAGTCTATTCGCGAAGGTGAAGCTAGAGATATGGCATCACACTTTGGCGGTGGTTCAATCGAAGGTGAGGCTTTTGTTGACGGTGTAGAACTCAATAAGCTTCATGAGATGAAGATTAAAGCTGCAAAGGTAGTACGCATGAATCGTATGCTAGAAAGCAAGCTTTCTCAATATAAAAAGGCGCTTCGAGGAATGAAGAGCCAGCTCACAGAGATGAACCTATTTAACGCGAAGCTCCTTTACGCTAACAAACTCATGCAAAACAGAGACCTTTCAATTAAGCAACAACGCCACATTGTTGAGTCTCTTGATGAAGCAAAGACTATGGGTGAGGCTAAGATTCTTTTCGAAAGCCTTTCTAAGTCACTTGTAAGCAGTCGTCCTGCCAAGCGCAGTGGAAACCTTTCAGAAGGTGCTATTAGACGTAGATCTGGTTCTTCATCGACATCAGTTAGAAGTGCACAGCCACTTAACGAGTCAGTAGCTCTTGATCGTTGGGCAACACTAGCAGGCATTAAGTAAGAATTTTTTAAAGTAACAACTGAATTAATAAAGGAATAAAATATATGAGTTTTACACTTAATAAGTTAACAGAAGGTATTAGAGACCGCCACGTAGGCCAGCAAAATAAGCGCCTCGTTGAGAAATGGTCTCGCACTGGTCTTCTTCGCGGCATGGAAGAAGTTAACCGTGAGAATATGGCTACTCTTCTTGAGAACCAGGCTGCACAAGTTCTTCGCGAGAACAGCACAATGGGTGCAGGTGACGTTGGTGGTTTCACAAACATTGCTTTCCCAATTGTTCGCCGTGTATTCGGTGGTCTTATCGCAAATGAGTTAGTTTCAATCCAGCCAATGAGTCTCCCAAGTGGTCTCCTCTTCTATCTTGACTACACATACGGTGATACTCAAGGTCCATATACAGCAGGACAGAGCATTTATGGCGGCCCTGAGGGACGTAAACTCCAGGGTGGCGCGGACGCTGTAGGTGGTCAATACGACCTCGCAGGTAGCGGTTATTCTAAAGAGTACGTTACACAGGCTTTGGCATTAAGCCTTATCAAGTCAGATGGCGCTAACGGTGATCTTATTGGTGTGCCTACTTCAGGCGTTTTTGGTCAAGCTGAGGCAAATGCTTTAGATGACAAAATTCTTGCAACAGATGCAGATCATCTTAAGTTAATTCAACACGACCCACAGCTTTTAGATAAGTTAGCACTTGGTCAAAAGTACATTTTCTTAGGCATCGACTTGAGCAAGACCAATTTTAAAACTGCAGATTTAGAAGCTGTAAGATCATTCTCAGTAACTGACTTTCAGCTCGCTGATGACACACAAATAAGTCTTGCACTTGATGATGACATGCAAGGCGAAAATTCAACTTCGCATAACGTTAGAAGACTTAACCAGCTTGGTAAGTTTGAGAACGGTAAATTTGTTGCCGATCCAACAGTTGCTAGATCTGAAGCAGTACTTTTAACAGTTGTTAGAATTGTTGCTGGCGGTCTAGGTGCCAATGCACTTGCTGTAGCGGGTGCTGATAAGCTTGCTGCACAATTTGTTCAAGCTGATCAGTTAGGAATGACAACAGATCAGCCTTTCGGCGAGGTTTCTGCTAAGGTTGATGGCGCATCAGGCATGCCACTTGAGGCAAATATAAATATTCCAGAGATCGACATCAAGATTGAGTCAATTCCTGTAACAGCACAGACACGTAAGCTCAGAGCAAAGTGGAGCCCAGAGCTCGCGCAAGACCTTAATGCATACCACTCAATGGATGCAGAGGTTGAGCTTACTCAGATTCTTTCTGAGCAGATTGCACTTGAGATTGACCGTGAGATCCTTGGTGATCTTCTTAATGGCGCACAAGGTGCAAACTTCTTCTGGAGTCGCTCACCTGGTAAGTTTGTTAACAAGCGTACTGGCGCTGAGATCGCTCGTACAGCAACTGTTAACCCTGGTCCTGCATTCACAGGAACAGTTCGTGAGTGGTATGAGACTCTAACAGAGACAGTAATTGACGTTGCTAACGAGATTCACCGTAAGACTCTACGTGGTTCTGC